CTACGTGAGCGACTAGCGCAACCAGAGCAGTGGGGTATTGACGTACTTGGAGGTGATTGGAACAAAATTTGCCGTGCAGCCGCAGTCATACTAAAAGAAACAAAATGAATGACCGAGAAGCATTTGAAGAACGCGCAGCAATACTTCAATACGACGCGGGAATGAGTAAAGCGGAGGCAGAAAAGAAAGCAAAAGCGCTAATTGAAAAGCGGGAAATGTTGGATAAGATAGAGAAAATGAGGGAAAATAAGCACTGACCCCGGAAAGCACGGGGACTAAAAAGTCTAGGGTCTGGCAACGGGTTAGCGCCGTTGTTTTGGTTTGGTCCTTTCTTGTGCGTCGCTGCTTTATGCGAGCAGACCCTAGACTTGTTAGTGAATGCGTAGGCTGATACGCAAGATCAACGGTGAAAAGCCGTGGTGTTCTGGTGGACAAGCCGAAAGGACAAAACCACAAGCGGGGAGACAGCACCGCCACTAACAAAACGGACGCTGCTTTCGTTTGCTCGAATTGGCTAGGCAGTTCTAAATGCAGCACCTAGATGACACCCCGGAAAGTACGGGGACTAACATTGAAGCGGCGGCGTGGAGTGCGTAGGCACTTAATGGACACGCACAAAACCCGAATGTTCGTGGCCTCAGACGCGATGAGTAGGGACTGAGATAGCAGGTCAAACCCTGCCTGCTTCAATGTTAGTGAACAGTCCGGCACAGGAGCTACGAAAGTAGCCTGCAAAGCGTATGGCTGGGATTTACCAGTGAACCCTATTGACGAATAGGGCTACGGACATCCGGGGTAATAAGCCCCACCTTATACAGCCTTATATTTTGATATATAAAAATTAGGAGCGCACAATGATTTTGACGATAAGAGCACTACTGATCGCGGCGCTGGCTGCCACGCTAACCGGCTGCACAAACGGCGCATTTACGCCGACCGAGGAGGCTTCTGCGGCCAAGTTGGCACAAGACGCACGTAGAGGCGCTGCGCGTGAGGCGCTGTTTGTAAAGTGCATGGAGCTGGCCGCCAAGATGCCGCGCCAATCGGACGACGATGTGGCTGACGTTGTGAGTCAGTGCAGCACCCAGTCGTGGTACATGACGAACTATATGAAGTAGCGCGCCTAGCATGAAATACTATTTACCTGACTACAACTTTGCTGTAGAGAAATATAAAGGGGGCTGGATTATGCTGCATAAGGGCAGTGATGCGGTATTAGCGACAACACCGGAGCAGACTGAGGCTATATTGCAATGGGCTGAAAACAACAAAAAAAAATATGCCGAATTGGTTGAATTATCATTAAAAGAGCTAGGGGCGCATTTACAAATACGCTGGAACAAAACAGACGACCCAGAATGGCCGCTGGGAGTAGTTTACAAACTTTTCAAACAGAGTGAGACTAAAGAACTGGATAGGCTACTTGCAAAAGAAAGCTATCCTAAACTCGCCCCATGCCGGACAATAACGGGGGAAAAGTACGCACAAATTCCAGGAGTATGGAAAGAGCGAATAAAAGCAGACGCGGAAACAATGGCGCTGCCTGTTTATGTTGTTGACATTGATGGCGACCCTATAAAGTGGGGTGCAAAATGAAAAGAAAATACATCGTCAGTAGATACGCTTTGTATTTGGTCGGGTTAGGTGGTCACTTTAAGAAACGGCCAGTTATTAACTGCGATGCATTCATTTTAGATAGCCGACAATACAAAAGATACATAAGAGCAAGTGTTGCAAAAACCGCATAATTGTGTAGAATAAACCTATCTATAGTAAAAAATGGATAGATTATGACTACTAAGCCGAAATCCGGCTTTGGTCGGCCTAAAGGAACACCGAAGACCGGAGGAAGAACTGCCGGGACACCGAACAAAGCCACACGCGAATTCAGGGAAACGATCAATAAGCTGTTGGAGGGTAATGCCGATAACGTTGCCAAGTGGCTAACAATAGTGGCAGAAGGTGATTTAGAAAGAGAAATCAAGCCAGACCCCGGCAAAGCCCTTGACCTGTTGGCAAAGCTGGCTGAGTTTGCTGCGCCCAAGTTAGCACGAACTGAGCATGTTGGGGACAATGGTGGAGCTTTGACGGTTGTAATCAAACGATTTTCTGATGACTAAAATCGTATTGCCCAACAACTGGGAGCCACGTAGTTATCAAAAGAAAGCGTGGAAATACTTAGAGCGCGGTGGTCGGCATGCTGAATTGATCTGGCACAGGCGGTCAGGCAAAGACGAAATAGCTTTGCACCGCGCCGCTTGCGCTGCTTTTGAGAGAGTGGCAGGGTATTGGCACATGCTCCCGGAATACTCTCAAGCACGTAAAGCTATATGGGATGCTGTAAACCCGCACACTGGCAAAAAGCGAATAGATGAGGCTTTTCCAGTTGAGCTACGAAAAACGACCCGAAATCAGGAAATGATGATCGAGTTCAAAAACGGGTCAACGTGGCAAGTAGTGGGAAGCGATAGTTACAATAGTCTTGTCGGCGCTACGCCAGCCGGGATTGTGTATTCAGAGTGGGCGCTTGCTAATCCAAACTCAAGGGCATACCTTCGCCCGATTCTTGCGGAAAATAAAGGCTGGCAGATATTTATTACAACGCCACGCGGCAAAAATCACGCATACAAGACATTCCAGGCGGCAAGAAACAACCCGGACGCTTACGCCGAGATTTTAGACGTTGAGCAAACAAAAGTCTTGACGCTTGAAGAAATAGCGCGAGAAAAAAGAGCATATATTGACGAGTTTGGCGAGGATTACGGATTAGCCAAGTTTGACCAAGAATATATGTGCAGCTTTACTGCGTCGAACATTGGCGCAATACTAGCGGCTGGAATATCAAGGCTGGAAAAACAGGGTCGGATAGGTTCTCATGTTGAATTTGACCCCAATGGCGCTGATTTTTATATCAGTGCAGACATAGGCAGAAAAGACACATCAACATGGTATTTCTGGCAGCCAACAATCGGCGGTTATACGATTTTTGACTATGACTGCGGATTCGGTTTAGATGCTGACCAGTGGTGTGATCGTTTGCGCGACAAAATAAGCCAGTACAAACGAGCCAATGGTTCATCTGCTTTAGGCAAAATATGGCTACCCCATGACGCAAGAAATAAGACTTTTGCGGCAAAATATAGCGCAATAGAGATTTTCCTTAAGTATTTCGGCGCTTCGCACGTCAAAATAACGCCAGACAGCAAAAAAGCAGACAGAGTAAACGCCGCCCGAAGGATTATTCAAAGATGCGAATTTTCCGACAAATGTGAAAAAGGGCTAGAAGGTTTAAGCGCTTGGAGTTATATATGGGATGAGGAAAGACGCATATTTTCAAGTGACCCAGACCACAATTGGGCGTCACATGATGGCGACGGATTCAGTTACGGATGCCTGATAGCGGAGCAAATTAAGCCAAAAGAACCCGAAAAACCCGCAAAATTCAACATAAAAGCACAAAACGGTGTCATAATTACGGCACCTTTAGACGAATTGTGGCAAGACGTTAAACGCCATCAGGAAAGATACTAATGTCTATATTTACAGTATCAGCAGAAGTAGTGCAATTAGGAACTGGCGCTATTCAGCCGACAGACACATTCCAGAATGGTGTGCTTTTATCTGGTGACTTAAACAGGGCTATTGCTACAGGTGGTGATGAGTACGCTAACGGTCTTTTAATGACAGACGCAGGACAGATTCGATACGTTGACGCTACTGCTGGACTTCCTGTAAATGTGGTGTGGTCTAACGGACTTCCCAGAGCCAATGATGGCGCTTTGTGTGTCTCGACGGGCGCACTGGCGACATATTCAAACGGTACGCCTATGGTTGCGAATGGCGCGGTAAGACTGAGCATAGTCCCATGATATTTGTACAAGCGCACCCACAAGCCAGGCCGCCCGTCATTGATAAAATTGGCGCGGTGCAATATGTCATGTGGCATCCTGTTAAATGTGAAGACAAAACAGCATATTATTTGTTCCCAAATGGCGCAGAGTTAAAAACTAGCGCAACACCTGAAAGACTGGTGGCCGTTGCGGAAAGCCCAGAAGAAGCTTGGTCAAGAATTATGACCGACAAGCCGCTTCTTGAAAAATACGGAATACCGACATGAACCCCGTTGATGCAAGCACAAAATGGCTGGCTGAGTTAAAACTTGCCAAGCGTGAAGATGAGAAGTTTATTGAGCGTGGCGACAAAATAATCAGGCGTTACCGCGACGACCGTAAAAACTTCACGACATACGGTAGGCGATTCAATATATTGTGGTCGAACATTCAGACCATGATGCCAGCCCTATACGGGAAAACACCTAGAGCCGAAGTATCGAGACGCTGGAAGGATTCTGACCCAGTAGGACGCACTGCCTCGGTGATTATAGAACGTTGCTTACAGTACGAGATTGACAAGGGCGATTTTGACGCTTCGATGAGGCTGGCGATACTTGACAGATTGCTTCCGGGACGCGGTACGGTGTGGGTGCGATTCGAGGAAAAAGAACTAGCCCAACCTGTTGACGCTTTGCCCGGTGAGGAAGGCGGCGAGGCGCAGGTCATGCCCAACGCGCCGTATAAATACGAATGTACCCCGGTAGATTATGTCTTCTGGAAAGATGTTAGATATTCACCCGCAAGATGTTGGGATGAAGTGACATGGATCGCCCGTAGGGTGTACATGAGCCAAGAGGACGGTATTAAACGATTCGGCGAGGATTTTAAGCAAGTTCCATTAACTCACGAGCCTGTTGGCCTTGACGAGATGGAAAAGATGGGTGTTGAAGGCCTGGACGACATGAAAAAAGCCGTTGTCTGGGAAATATGGAGCAAGACGACAAAGCAGGTCTTCTGGGTGTCTGAGGGATACTCTAAGACGCTGGACATTAAAGACGACCCGCTCGGTTTAGATAATTTCTGGCCTTGTCCCAAGCCTTTATTTTCTACCCAAACCACCGAGACTTTAGTACCCATAGCTGATTACAGCCTTTACCAAGACCAAGCCGAAGAGATTGACATGCTAACCAACAGGATAGCAATGTTAGTCGAAGCGGTTAAAGTCGTGGGTGTCTATGACGCAAGCCAGCAGGGTGTGCAAAGGATGTTAAGCGAGGGTGTGAATAACCAGTTGATACCTGTGGATACTTGGGCGGCTTTTGCGGAAAAGGGCGGGCTAAAGGGTGTCGTGGACTTCATGCCGCTGGATTCTGTCCTTCAAGCTTTAAGAGAATGCTACGCAGCCAGAGAGCAAGCGAAGCAGGTAGTGTATGAGATCACCGGACTGTCTGACATCATTCGCGGTGCGTCGATGGCTTCGGAAACGGCTACCGCGCAACAGATTAAAAGCCAGTACGCTTCACTGAGACTGAAACGCCTACAGACCGAAGTGGCGCAGTTTGCTTCGGAAGTGCTGAGAATCAAAGCCCAGATAATGTGTGATTTTTACGCACCACAGACCCTTGTCGAGATGTCTGGAATCATGGGGACAATGGACGCTCAATACGCAGAGCAGGCCATTATGTTGTTGAAGTCTGAGCCAGCCAGAGGGTTCAGGATTGAGGTTGCCTCTGATTCACTGGTAGAAATGGACGAAGCCACCGAAAAACAAAGCCGGATTGAGTTTCTGGGTGCGGTCGGTCAGTTCATGGACAGAGCATTACCCGTTACACAACAAGTGCCAGAACTTGCGCCTTTAATGGGTGAAATGCTGATGTTTGGTGTTCGCGCATTCAAAGGCGGCAGAATGATGGAATCTGCTTTTGATGAGGCGATGGCTAAACTGAACGCACCGAAACCGCCTGAACAGCCGCAGCCTGACCCGGAACAAATGAAAGCCGAGGCTATGATGCAGGTCGAACAGGGCAAGATGCAGCTAGAACAGGCAAAAATACAAACGCAAGGGCAAATCGAGCAAGCTAAGCTGCAAGCAAGTTTGCAGATTGAGCAATTCAAAGCAGAACAAGCCAAGAATCTCGAAATCATGCGCCAGCAGGCTGAAACAGAACGCGCAGAAATGAAAGCCAGGATCGACGCTGAAACTAAAATCACAATTGCACAAATGACCGCGCAGGCCTCAGAAAAGCCAGCGGTATCAGTACAAATCGAGGGCGAAAATCATTTACAAAAAGTTGGCGACGAAGTAAAAATGATGGCAGATCAGGCCGCTAACATATTGAGCGACCAACAAAACAACATGGCGCAAGCTGTAGCGATGTTGGCTGATGCAGTTACCAAAATGAACAAGCCGAAGCGTAAAATTGTGGAGCGTGGGCAAGATGGTCGAGCAATTGGCGTCATTGAAATTGAAAGCGAATAATGGCAGATAACTTTACGGCCAATCCTGGGACAGGTGGCGATACGTTTGCTGCCGATGATGTGGCGGGTGTTAAGTACCCTTACAGCAAGCTTGACATCGGCGGCGATGGTATTTCTTCGCCTGTAACTGCGGCTAACCCGATGCCTGTTACTGGCCCGGTGACTGACGCGCAGCTACGGGCAACGCCTTTGCCGATTACGAGCGCGTCAGCTTACGCTGAGGACACGCTACACGTTACAGGCGCAATCGGTAATCTGATGTTAGCGATTCGATCAGATACTGACACATCGACAGCGGATGACGGCGACTACACCATTCTCAAGATGGACGAAGCAGGGCGGCTTAAGGTCGCTGTGCAGCCTGCCGGGTATCCGCTAGTGACCGGGACAATCACAAGTGCAAGCAGCGCGGTGCCGTCTAACGTCAGCCGCGTGTCTAACGTCATGGTGTACGTTGTTGGTACGTTTGCGGGCGTCAACTTTACTTTTGAGGGATCGCTCAACAGCACGAACGGCACCAATGGCAACTGGTTTGGCATTCAGGCTGTACGCACAAACGCCAACACAATTGAGACGACATCGGGCGTATTGGGCGCACCTCCCGCTTATGGCTGGGAGCTAGCGGTTAACGGGCTGAATTGGTTCCGCGTGCGCGCCACTGCGTGGACATCGGGCACTGCGACCATTCAGATTCAGCCGGGTGCATACGCTACGGAGCCAATTCCAGCGGCCCAGATCAGTGGCACGCAGCCTGTATCGGGCACGGTTACTGCCAACATCGGTACGGGCTCTATTGCTGCTGGTACTAATGCCATCGGTGATTTTGGCATTCAGTACCGAAGCACAGCGACGGGTGCGGCATCGGCTGCTCCTGTAACCTCTCCGGCAACCCCCGCAGGGCAATCCATCAAAGGTTCGGCCGGTAGACTGGCGGGATACGATTTGCACAATGCTGCTGTTACTCGGCGCTATGTCAAGTTTTTTAATGCCACAAGTGTCACTATGGGCACCACAAGTGCGCTGTTTGAGGTTTGTTTAGAGCCTAGCCAAGCACGGACTGTCAATTTCCCTGGCGGGCTAGGTTTTTCAACTGGCATTCAGATCGCAGTCACATCCGCTAGAGGATTGACCGATAACACGGCCACCGGACTTGCGGCGGGTGACGTGACTGGCTTTATTGCTTCCGCTTGATTTTCAATTAACAAAGGATTTATCATGACCACAAAAACCGTTGCCATCCAAGTTTTGATCCGCGATCCAGAAACCAGCGAGGTTATTAGCTGCGACAACGCCAATGGCACAACCGAAGACGATGGCTCGACTGTAGTTATTGGCAATGGCTACGCGCCCAACATCCTGACGGTTCCGCCCGCTGACATTTTGCGCACTTTGATTCCGCCTCCCACAGATTTGCCAGCACCTGCCAGCGTTTCCCGTGTAGATGACGCAGAAAACAACATCAGTACGCTGACTTTTGGCTGATCCATGTGGATCCATTTACTCAGCCTTGAGTTAATCGATGGCGCTTCGCCATCGAAGCCTGACCCGCCTGAGCCAGTTATCACGGGTGGGCATTACGGCGCATGGTGGCTGGATAAGTACAAGAAAATGTTGGAAAAACCTCAGATCAAAGAGATCATCGAGGAAATAAAAGAAAACCCGCAAATCATCGAAGAAATACCGGAAGTAAAAGCCGAGATTTTTGAAAAATACCCAGATTTTGACTATCAATTTTTGCAAAACAATATAAAATTACAAAGAATAGTTGCAAATCTGATACAAAAGCAAATAGAAAACGCGATAGAAGAGGACGACCTGGAGGTTTTATTGTTATGAGCAAGGGCAGCAAACAAAGACCGACTAATCACGATGCCTTTTCAGGAAATTTCGACAAAATTTTCACTGAAAAGCCTATTCGTGGAAGTTTCATCCAAGACCCTGAAACCGGCGAACTGGTGCCGAAAGATCAATATTACGCACCGGAGAATACTTCGCCCTATGTCATGCCAGACATTCAACCTTACAAAAGTATGCAGACCGGCGAGATGATTACATCGAGAAGCCACCACCGGGCGCACTTGAAACAACACGGCCTGGTTGAGATCGGCAACGAGATCAAAACAGCAATGACGAAACAACAGCCCCGTGACGACCGGGAATTGAGAAAACGCGCCATTGCCGAAGTGATGGCATCGAGAGGTTATTAGCCCCCACTGGCTTATTGTGTCCGCAGAGATGCGCCACGCCGACCGGAAGGTGGATATTCTGGGCGGCACAGATAGGAAAACCCTACCATGAGTGATTTACGCACCGCATTAGAAGAAGCATTCGCAGAAAAAGCCGAGGAAAGCCCGGAAGTTAAGCCGGAGCCAACGCCAGAGCCGGAACAGACCGAACAGCCTCGTGACGAAGCGGGAAAATTTGCGAAAGAGATCGAGCCAACTGAGCAAACTGAACCTGCCCCACGCAAAGCCCCGTCCAGCTGGAAACCAGCGGCGCAAGAGGCTTTTCTGAAGGCTGATCGTGGCGAAGCCCTGACACCGGAGGAAATCAAGCTGCTAACAGCAGAGGCAGAGCGGCGCGAATCAGACTTCCATAAAGGCGTGTCCGAATTTAAGTCACACAGCGAACGCGCAAAAGCCTACGATGCTGCCATTGCTCCGTACCAGGCTCACTTGCAGCGCCTTGGAGTAGATGCACCGACCGCCATTTCTGCCCTGATGCGTGCTGATACCATTCTTAGAACATCAGACCCGGTAACGAAAGCGCAGTATTTTTCCCAGTTGGCTAAAGAATATGGCATTGACCTGAACAGCGTGCAGGAACCGCCACAACTCGACCCGCAAACAAATTATTTAATGAGCGAGCTGCAACAGTTGCGCAATCAGCAACAACTGTGGCAAAATCAGATACAACAGCAAGAGCAGGCTAGGGCTAATTCAGAATTAGCCAAGTTTGTGACTGCTGACAAAGTGCACTTCGAGGCAGTGCGTAACGATATGGCTGATTTGCTGGCAACCGGCAATGCAGAATCGTTAGAAGAAGCCTACGATACGGCTGTTTGGATGCGTAAAGATATCAGGCAATCCCTGTTAGATCAGCAACGCGCAGAAGCCCAAAAGAAAGCATTAGAGCAAGCACAAGCGCAAAAAGCGAGAACCGCTGCGGTAAGTGTAAAAGGCTCTAGTCCTGTTTCTGGTGGGGTTCAGCCCGGTACTAAAGGTTCGCTGCGGGACATTATTGCAGCGCAATTTGATTCTAACTGAAAGGATAGCCGATCATGGCCACTTTTGCAGGTTTAAGCGACATTGTCGCAACCACCGTTCAATCTCGTTCCGGCACTTTAGCCGACAGCACTACCAACAACAACGCACTGTTATACAAACTCAAAGAGCGCGGTAACGTCAAGCCATTTTCCGGCGGTAACGTTATTCTTCAAGAGGTTATGTATAACGATCCGGCAACAGAAAATGCTGGCTCTTTCTCAGGGTATGACATTATCGACATTACCCCGAACAGCCCAATTTCTTCTGCTCAGTTTGACATTAAGCAATATGCCGCTGCTGTTTCAATGAGCGGTCTGGAAGTGCTGCAAAATGCTGGCAAAGAGCAGATCATCGACTTGCTAGAGGGTCGCGTTCAGGTTGCCGAAGCTCAACTGATGAACGATATCAGCGCTGGTATTTACTCTGACGGCACTGGTAATGGCGGCAAGGATATTACCGGCTTGGCTTTAGCTGTAGCAGCTTCGCCCGGTTCCGGTACTTACGGCGGCATTAACCGTACTAACTTCTCGTTCTGGCGTAACGTAGCTTTTGATGCTACCACTGACGGCGGCGCTGCTGCTTCTGTGGCTAACATTCAATCGTACATGAACCGGGTTGCAGTTCAGTTGGTGCGCGGTGCAGATCGTCCCGATATCATCGTGGCCGGTAATAACTACTATCGTTTCTATCTGGAATCGCTGCAAGCAATTCAGCGTATCACTTCGGAAACGTCAGCCGGTGCCGGTTTCACTAGCCTGAAATACTTTGGTGCCGGTTTTAACTGCGATGTGTATTTGGATGGCGGTATCGGTGGTCAATTGAACACGAACCGCATGTACTTTCTGAATACCAAGTATCTGTTCTTCCGTCCCCATCGTGACCGTAACTTTGTGCCTATTGGCGGCGACCGTATGTCCGTCAACCAGGACGCAATGGTGCGCTTGATTGGCTGGGCAGGTAACTTGACAAGCTCCGGCCCTCGTTATCAAGGCGTTCTGACTGACTAAATAAACGGGGCGTAAGCCCCTATTTCTGAAAGGAATTAAAATGGCTGCACCGTTTACCGTTTCCCCGGTTTTGGGGTGTGATTTCAATACCATCACTCTGGCCGCTGATGTTGGCCCCACTTCTGGCGCAGAAGATGCACCGCAATTGGGTACTCAAACTCTTGGCTCTGATGGTCGTCGTTATGTTTATGCACAAGCTAACGCGACTATTACCGCCTCGACCGCAGTATGTACCGTCAACGCCGCCACGTTTTTAGTGACTGCTACGGGCGGTTCATACCGTTCGCCTGCTGTTGCTATGGCGACTGGTGATCGTGGCTGGTTCTCTGCTGCTTCTGTTTAAGGAGTAGATTATGAGCTACCCTTCACGGTGTATGGGTGTCGGAATGGCTGCTGCACTAACCGAACAGGTGTGTGGCGACGTTCAAGACAACGTGACTGCTGCGGGTTCAACTCAAGGCACGGCAACCCTAGTAACTGGCGCTCATGTCATAGTAACGACAGCGGCAGCCAGCACTGGTGTTATTTTGCCCCCGGCCGAACCTTGTGCAGAGGTTACTGTGAAAAACCTTGGGGCTAACGCTGTTTTAGTCTATCCGGCAACGGGTGGTGCTATTAACGCTTTAGCTGCTAATGCCGGTTTTTCAGTTGCGGCTGCTGGTCAAGGTCGTTTTTTAGGTCGAAATAACCTTAACTGGGTTACGTATTAAGGGCAGGGGCTTCGCGCCCCTGTTTTATCAACGCCCTCGGGCATTTTTAGAAAGTCGATATGAGCAATCCTCAATCCGGCAGTTTTGTAGAATTTTTCATGGAATCCGTTGAGCTAAGATACGAAAGCGAAAAGGCTGGCCGTCCTATTTTTAAGGAAATGCCTTTCATTCGTATTCAACACCCCGGTGATCGTTTGAACATTCTTGAAGTAAAAGCAGACGAGCACTACAAACAAAAATATAGCCGCCAGTGGCGTGAATTTGAAGCGGGGCTGGCTGGCGAAGTGATCGGAACGCCTTTGTCACAATGGCCGCAGGTTACTAAGTCTCAGTGTAAAGAAGCCGAGTATTTTGGCATTCGCACTGTTGAAAACTTGGCCGAAGTCAACGATGCTGCATTACAGCGTATCGGTATTGGCTGGATGGAATTACGCAAGAAAGCGCGTGATTACTTAGCGGCAGCGGCAGGGAATGCACCGATTAGCGCGTTGCAGGCTGAAAACGAAAAGCTCAAGCAAGAGTTTGAAGCGCTGAAAGCTTCATTGCAAAACCCTGAAATCAAACGCAAACGACAAATCAAAGAGGAAGTCGAGGAATAAATGAATTACACCCTGCTCGAACTGATACAACAAGTCACCGGCGAGTTGGGGTTATTACCAAGTCCGAGCTTTGTTGTCGGCAATACAGACCCGCAGGTCGTTCAATTGCTGGCGCTGGCAAACAGGCTCGGACGTGACATTTCTCGGCAATATGAGTGGCAGAAGCTAAATAAAGAGTACAGCTTCACCACGGTGCAGGGGCAGTCGCAATATGCACTGCCTACTGACTGGCTCAGACAAATACCGCAGACCGAATGGGATAGAACGTCACGATGGCCGCTCATAGGTCCTGCGACTACTCAAGAGTGGCAGATATACAAATCAGCCATTATCAGCCAAGGCCCCAATCTTCGTTTCAGAATAGCTAATAACTTCGTCGAGGTTGACCCTGCGACTGGCGGCCTTGACCTTTCGTTTTTCTATGTCTCGAAAAACTGGATTGATGCTGGCGGCGGGGTTTATCGGTACAAGTACCAAGCTGACACAGACGTATCAATGTTTGATGATTCGCTGATGCTGACCGGCCTCAAGGTGCAATGGAAGGCCGCGAAAGGCTTGGATGCAAGCTTTGATGTTTCCGAGTTTCGCGCCATGTTTGATACCATAAAAGCGCAGGACAAATCGGCTCAAAAATTGTCACTTGGCTCATTCCCGCGTAATATTCTGTTGACCGAGTGGAACATTCAAGACGGAAATTTCCCAGGCTGATATGGACAAAAAAGCCATAATTAAAGCTCTGCGAGATACCGCACAAAGCGCCTCGAACACCATAGCAAGCGGTGTCTCTGCGCCGGTGGACTTAATAGCCGCTGGGCTTCGCAAAATGGGCGTACCTGTTCCTGAAAACGCGTTGGGAGGCTCGCGCTGGATGGAGGATGTAGGGTTGACCGTTCCAGTACAAGAAGGAATACCGAAAACCGTAGGCGAAACTTTTGGAATGATTTTTCCTATGGCGGCGACAGCCAAAGCGCCACAAATAGCGGCAGGTGCTAACCGCGCAATTGAAAACGCTATGGCACCAGCTACATTAAACACCCCTGGCTTTGCTGGACAACGCGGGGCGATTGTATGGCACGGTAGCCCACACAAATTCGACCGTTTCGACGCAAGCAAGATCGGAACTGGCGAAGGCGCGCAAGCGTATGGGCATGGGTTGTATCTGGCAGAGTCGCCGGATGTGGCAAAAGCATATCAAACAGCATTAACACATTCTGATGATTACGTTGATGGGCAATTGCTTGATTCAGGAATTCCCAAACATTTTTTGGCGCGCATATTGTCTGACGAATCTGGAAATGTTGAAGCTGCGCGGCAGTCTCTTGCTGTATTAGCTAGACCGGGAGGGGCAAAATCCGTTACCGATTCCGCAAAACAAGCATTAAAATTATTAGATGCTGGCGAGCGCCCAATAGTAAAAACTATTAAACCAGAAGGCGCGCTTTACAAAGTAGACCTACCAGACGAAGCTATAGCAAAAATGCTGGATTGGGATAAGCCATTAAGTCAGCAAGCACCGGAAGTGCGGGCGGCGCTACTAAAGTCAGGCGACAAAACAATAATTAACGCTATAAACGATGCGCCTGTTAATCGCGGCGACTATTGGGAATATGGCGGCAATACGTACGCGACAAAGCGTGAAGCATTGGAAGATGCAACTGGGCTCAATATAACTTCAGGAAGAACAAACTTAGGCAACACTCCCCAAGCCGTTTCTTTGCGACTCAATGAGCTAGGTATCCCCGGCATTCGATACTTAGATCAAGGCAGTCGCGGCGCTGGCGCTGGCACTTCAAACTTTGTGGTATTTCCCGGAAATGAAAACATGCTCAGAATATTGGAGCGCAACAATCAGCCATTAGGCTTAATGGGCATCAAATAATGGCAACAGCACGCGCTACCTCTATTCCCGCCCCAGTTGGTGGTCTCAATGACCGCGATAGCATTGCCGACATGCCTGCTCAGTACGCGCCCATTCTTGAAAACTGGTGGCCATATCCGGGTTACTTAGGCATCAGAAAAGGTAGCGCAAACCACGTTACTGGCTTTACAAACCCAGTGCAAACGCTGGTTGAGTATCTTCCAACGTCAGGCGTATCTAAGCTATTTGCTGCGGCTGGCGGGTCTATATTTGACGTTACAACCGCTGGAACGCTTGGCGCGGCAGTCGTTACCGGCCAGACTTCGGCGCAATGGCAAGATGCTAACGTGACGACCGCTGGCGGGTCTTTTCTGTACCTGGTCAACGGGGTAGATAAGCCTCAGTTATTCAATGGGACCACTTGGACGGCCATTGATGGAGCGTCGTCGCCTTCGATTACAGGCGTGACGACTACCAGCCTGGTGCATGTTTGCGTGTTTAAGTCGAGGTTGTACTTTGTCGTTAAAAACAGTATGACGGTGGCATTTCTGCCGGTTGGTCAGGTTGGGGGCGCTGCTGGCACTCTTGACTTGTCAAGCGTGTTTAGAAATGGCGGTTCAATTCAGGCTTGTTATACATGGACGGTTGACGCTGGCTCTGGCGCTGACGATCACTTTGTCGTGCTATCTACTAATGGCGAGGTAGCGGTTTATCGAGGAAGCAATCCAGGTGCGGGCGGTGATTTTTCGATCATTGGCGTGTTTCAGCTTGGGCGACCACTAGGCAGACGATGCGCGGCAAAGTACGGCGGCGATCTAGCTGTTAATACGACCGAGGGTGTATTTCCTTTAGGCAGAGGGTTATTGTCCGCAAGTGTCGATAGACGAGTGGCTTTGACCGACAAAATACAGAATAGTGTCTCAATAGCTGCCAATTCTTTCTCGTCAGCATTCGGGTGGCAATTGTGTCTTTTCCCCGAAGAAAACATGATGTTATTGAACGTACCGGCAACCGGCGGGGCGTATCAGTTCGCACAAAACACAATTACTGGCGCATGGACTAAGTTCACCGGCTGGAATGCGAACGTGTTGTTGCGTGCCTCAACAGGGCTTTATTACGCAGACAACACCAAAGTCTACAAAGCGTGGGTGTCTAATGTTGACGTGTCCGCGCCTATTCAATCTGACTGCCTGACCGCCTTCGGTTACTTTGGCAACAAGGCATTCAATAAGTATTTCACCATGGTGCGCCCGTACATTTTAACAAGCGGAAACCCGACTGCTGTTTACGGTCTGAATACAAACTATCTGGCACAAGACCCACAAGGTACGTTAAGTTTTGTCGCACCTACGGGTATGGTGTGGGGTTCAATGACATGGGGTTCAATGGTTTGGGGCGGCGGGTCACGTTCGACGACTGGCTGGAATACTGTCGGGGCGGTGGCAAACTCTGCCGCACTAAGGCTTAAAGTGCAAAATAACGGGGCAGAAGTACGATTCACCAATGTCGATTATGTCTACCAGCCTGCCAACTCTGTTTTATAAGGCTAAATATGTACACTTTTCATGAAGCAAAAATAGCAAACAATTTGCCTGATTTTTGCCGATTGACGAGTGAGCATTACCAAGAAATGAAAGAACGATTAGAAAAAGATGGCATAAAAATTTCGCCATTTAATCCGCAACTAGACAGGTACATCAAATTTAATAATGATGGCTGGTTAAAGTTTTTTATTGTAAAACACGACGCTGAATGTGTCGGATATTGTTTGATTTATATTACCAATGATATGCATAACGGTGATAAAATAGCCAAAGAAGATGCGTTATTCGTTACCCGAAACCATCGGAATGGCATAGGAAAGAAATTAGTGCAGCATGTATTGGCTGAACTAAAAAAACTTGACGTTCAAAAAGCCTATTGTACAGCCGTAACTGACTTAAGAGTTAGCAAGTTATGGCAAAGAATGGGGTTTAAGAATATGGCAACCGAAATGGTTTATGAATTGAGGTAAATATGTGCAGCTCTAGCCCACCCCCCGCACCCGATTACGAAGCATCCGCACGAGAAACAGCACGAGGTAACTTAGAAGCTACCCGCGCAGCAGTTCGAGCAAACCGCGCTAACCAGATAACACCGTGGGGAAGACTAACCTGGCGGCAAAACCCGACTGGCGGCAGAATAAATTACGACGCTTACAACAAAGCTTTGGAATCTTATAACCGCGCACTTTCCCCGGTTAGCATACAAAATCGGGAAAATTTAACATTAGAGGAAAGATTCGGCGGTTCATTGGGTTCGGAAAGACAACAAGGACAAGCTCAAGGAATTGCGCCTAGGCTAGAAAACTTCATGGAATACGACCCAGATTCAGGATGGGAACAGACAACCGAACTTACACCCGAAGCACAGGCCGCGTTAGACCAACAACTTGCCCTGAACCGTAAATATGGTGAGGTGGCTAATTTAGGCTTTGACCGTGTACGCTCGATATTTGAAAACCCGGAGCTTGATGTTGGTGCATTACCTAGACGGGCGATTGACGTAGGCCAGACCGCGCAGGAAGCGTTACTGGCAAGACTTAATCCACAGCTACAGTCTCAAGAAGAAGCCACGCGGCAACGGTTAGCAAACACTGGCATTGGACTAGGATCCGATGCTTTCTCGCGTGAGATGGCAATACAAGGCCAACAAGCTAACGACTTGAGACTGCAGGCTGCATTACAAGGCATAAACCTTGACCAGGCTAACCGCGCTGCTGCTTTACAAGAACAAGCCTACCTACAAGACAGACCGCTTAATTTGATAAATGCCCTACGCGCAGGAAACCAAGTACAAGCCCCGCAGTTTCAACAGTTTGCACAACAGGCAACCACACAAGGGCCTGATATGCTAGGCGCTGCACAGATGGGCTACAACGCACAAATGAACGCATACAACGCTGACCAAGCCGCAGGTAGTGGGATGATGGGGGGATTGTTTGGCTTAGGCATGGGTTTGGCTGGACTGCCTGGTGCTGGCGGTTCAATGATTCAAGGGGCTAGAGGGTTATTCCGATGAGAGACTTTGACCTAGAACAACAGCTAATAGACGCACGACGCAGACGCTACGGCGAACAAGCCCAAGCGCAAGCCCCACAAGGCAGGATGGTAGGGGGTAGATTTGTTGCGCCCCATGCGCTTGAGTATTTAGCTGCTGGACTGCGTGGCTTTGGTGGTATTCGTGGTCAACAAATGGCAGAAGATGAGCTAAGACAGCTACAAACTACACGACAGCAAGCTGTAGCCGATGCCTTACGTGGGTTTAATGAAAACATGCAGGACAGGCCAGCGGAAGTATTGCCGCCTGATGTTGCAGGGCCACCTCAACCCGCCCAACCGCAAAACATACCCGCAGCCTATCAAGCACTAATGCAAGCACCAGACCCTAGTTTACGTCAAATGGGAATGCAGGGAATAACACGCTTGCCAGAATTGCAATCCCAAAAAGAAGAAAGACAGGCGCAAAGAGATTTTCAAAGACAGCAAGCTGAATTGCAAAACCAGCAACGCATTGAGCAACTGCAAATGCAGCAACAAATGCGGCTGGAAGCAATGCGCGAACAAAATGCAAGCCGCGAACAGATGGCGCAAGCTCAAAGGGAATTTCAGGCGCAATTAGCAAGAGAAAACAGAGCTTTTCAAGCTAATATGGCAAATTTACAAGCCTCTTTGCGACCTGAAAAGAATGTCACTGTTCTTGGAGCAAAAGGCGAAGCAATAACATTGCCTCAATCTCAAGCACAAGGAATGCCTTTATACAACCCGCAAGCTGCGGCAAGTTTGCAAAAAGAAAAAACAAAAACGCAAGCAAAAGAGGAATTATCTACTGTTATCAACCAACTAAGTAACAGTTATGATGCTTTGGAAAAAGGCGGCGGCATAACAAGCACGCAGCAGGGCGCTTTATCAAACATTGCGGCAAGACTAAGCTCTAGCGGTGTCGGGCAGGCTGTTGGTGGTGCTGTTGGAACAGAAAACCAGAGACAACGGCAAGAAATAGCGCAAACTAGACCTTTGCTCATGAACCTGATAAAAGAAGCAACAGGCATGAGCGCGCAGCAAATGAACAGTAATGCTGAAATGACGCTTTACTTACAAGCCGCGACTGACCCGACATTAAGCATTGAAGCTAACAGGTCAGCATTAGCAAACTTGGACAGGTTATTTGGTCTTGGATTGGCAAAACCGCCAAAAGATAGAATGCCAACAACAGATGCAACTGGTGGCGGCAGGGCGCTTTCTGCTCAAGACCAACAAGCCTTAGATTGGGCTAATGCTAACCCTAATGATTCAAGGTCGGCGCAAATTAAAAAACGTTTAGGGGTGAAATAATGCCAGCTTTTGACCCTGATGCTTATCTTGCCAACAAACCTTTTGACCCTGATGCTTATTTAGGCACAAAAGAACCTAGCCTATTACAAAGACTAGGCAAAGGTGTTGCTGATTATGCTCGACGTTCTGTAGCTGAAAAAGCAAACCTTGCGGCGGGGGCGGTTCGTGGTGCTGGTTCAATAGGCGCTACTTTATTGACCCCTTATGATTTGCTAGCGGGAAATACTCAATCTATTGGAAACCCTGAACGCAGACAAGCAATAGAAGAAGGTTTGCGATCAATGGGCGCAGACCCGGAATCAGCGGCTTTCCAAGTCGGGAAAATAGGCGCTGAAATAGCGGGAACCGCTGGCGCTGGTAGTGCGCTTGCCAAAGGTCTTGGAATAATACCCGGTGTGGCTTCACGCGCACCCGCTCTAATAAACGCATTAAGAACGTCAGGCATGACGACTGGTGCCGCACCTGTTACCACTGGAGCAAAAGCCGCTGATTTAGCTTTGAGAGCAGGAGCGGCAGGAACAACTGGCGCACTGGCGGGGGGGATGATTAACCCAGAAGATGCGGGAACGGCGGGGGTTATTAGTGCTGCTATTCCGGTGGTTAGTAAAGTAACAGGATCGGCTGGTTCTTATTTGGGGCAGAAAATGCGCCCAAAAAACATAGAACTTGCAGAATTGGCGCAAAAATACAACATACCAGTAGGTTTGGGTGATTTGGCAGAAAGCCGTATGGTGCAAGCTGGTAGGTCTATATTAAAAGACACGCCCATCACTGGCGGCATGGCAGCAACCGCGCAAGAAGCAAAACAGGAAGCATTTAATAGGGCTGTTGGACAAACATTTGGAGCAAATGCGCCTAAACTTACCTTAGATGTTATAGACGATGCCAAAAAAACATTAGGCAATAAATTTGACGAGATTTGGAACAACAATAATTTAGTTGTTGCCCCAAACATGCTTCAAACAATTGAAAACGTAAAAAAACAAGCTCAAAAATTGCCAAAAAACGAAGCTGGCGCGGTTTTGCGTGAAATAGATGATTTGTATTCAAAAATAGTGCCCGACGCAAGCGGAAATTCAATTATTCCCGGTGATGTTGCTAATAAATTTCAATCATATTTGAGACGTAGGGCAGAATCTTTCCCGGCGCTTTCTGATGAATTTACTAAGCTGAGAAGGTCTATTATTGACACTTTTAATGATTCAGTAAAGCCAGAAGATGCGGCAGCGCTTACCCTAAACAGAAGCCAATACAAAGCATTCAAAACGGTTGAACCTTTAATCAGAAATGCAGAATTAGGCATTGCTGGCAGAGAAGCTGGCGACATACCGGCGGCATTGTTACCGCAAGCAGTAAATAGGTCTTATGGCGACCTAAGAAATGTGCCGCTTGCAGAATTATCTAAACTTGGCTCTAGGGTTTTGGTAGATAGAACGCCACAAACAGGCGGTTCAATGAGGGCATTGATGCAGTTGGGAGCATTAGGTGGTTCAGCTATGGCTGGGCTTCCCGGACTTGCGGTTGGAGCAACTACTGCAGTTGGGATACAGGAATTATTGAGAAACCCACGACTGGCAAATGCTGTAATTAGACCCGGAAGCGGAGCGCCGAATCAATTACTAATTGACCTTTTACGCGCTGGTCAATTAAGCGCACCCGTTATTGCCGCCCAGTAAATGAACGCCAAAACTGATATATGAAAGCGCAAATGGCAAAGAAAATGAGCTTGATGATTAAAAAGTCAATAAAATCCATAGGCGTATTGTAAAGGAAAGCAAGATGGCACGTAACGGCAGTGGAACCTATAACCTACTTACAAATAGCTGGAACCCGGCAACTAACGGTGTTTCTGCTACTGCGGTAGACTGGCAAAACCTAATCAATGACGTAGCGGCAGCGCTTACGCAGTCGCTTTCGTCTGACGGCCAAACGCCGGCCACCGGGAACCTGCCTATGACCGGAAACAAGCTGACCGGGCTTGGTGCCGGGTCTGCCACTGGCGATTCTGTACGCTGGGAACAATTATTCAGCCAAGGAACGCCGCAAAACCTGGTAAGCGCGACCACTACGGACATAGGCGCGCAGAACTCGGTATTTCTGAACATAACCGGCACGACGACGATCACGAGCTTTGGCACGAACTACAACGGGCCTCGATATGTTCGTTTCGACGGTGCGCTTACGCTGACCCATAACGCTACTACGCTGATACTTCCCGGCGCGGCTAACATCACCACGGCAGCAGGGGATAGCGCTATTGTGGTGCCGAGCGGAAGCCCGGCTAATGGGTGGAGGGTTGCTGGTTATCAAAGGTCAGATGGTAGTCCTTTGGCTATACCTAATGGTTCTGTCACTCCAGCTAAATTATCCACTGGTGGTTTATTTTGGGATACAAGTGGCAATGTTGGCATTGGGACGATTTCACCGTCAGTCTATGGGCTTCATGTGGCAAAGCCTTCTGGACCCACTGGCCTGGTAGTTTCTAGCGGGGCGAATAACGGTGAATTTGTTCAGATCGGTACTAGTCTTTTTGTGGCAAACACCACAGCGGCTGGAGTCACTGCATTTTTCAATAACGGCGCGACACGGTTTCAAATAGCCCCTGACGGCTCTCAGTTATCCGTCATACCGGGCGGCACGGCTCTACTGCCTCAATTTGCCTGCCGCGCATGGGTGAACTTTAACGGCACTGGCACTGTTGCTATTCGCGCTTCTGGTAATGTCAGCAGCATCACGGATAATGGCACGGGCGATTATACGGTGAACTTCATCACGGCGATGCCTGATGCAAATTATATGGTGGCCGGCACTGCCCAGCGCAATGCCACTAACGATGGCGGGAACTCGCTCGCGCTAAAGCAAGGCGTAACCGCCTTGACCACATCTTCTGTTCGCGTCGGCACACTTTATGCAGGCTCTAGCAACGAAGACTGCCCGCAAGTGCATGTCGCTATCTTCCGCTAAAGGACCATAACCATGCAAGTCATAATCTACAAACAAAACAATGGTGTTTTGGCTGTTATTCGCCCCACGGTTGAAGCGCTTGAGCTGTATGGCATTGGGGCTATTGCGGCTAAAGATGTACCGGCAGGAAAGCCTTACAAAATCATCGACGCTAGTGAGTTACCTGCGGACAGGAGCGAACGAGCCTATTGGACGTGCGACGACGAAGATTTGACCGATGGTGTCGGTAGTGAATCAAATACTTTTGAAAGTAACCCATGATTGTGAAAATTGACAGGGAATTGAACCCGCCAGATGCGCCACTGTCTGTAACCATGAGACAGGCGCGCCTAGCGTTGTTGCAAACTGGTTTGCTTGAACAGGTGAATATTGCCATTCAAAACCTGCCAGGTTCTCAAGGTGAGGCAGCGCGCATAGAATGGGAATTTTCCAGCGCTGTCGAGCGTAATAGGCCGTTATTGCAATCGCTTGCCGTGGCATTAAATTTAACAGAAGCGCAGCTAGATGACCTTTTTAATTTGGCGGCAACTTTGTGAAACTGTTGTTTTGCACGAGTAATCTACCTGCTTCTGTCGCAATTCGCGTGTTGACGTGGAGCGACTGGAGCCATGTCGGAATTATTGACGGCGACGAGATTATCGAAGCAGTATGGCCTAAAGTACGGGTGTCTAAACTTGAAGAAGCAAAGAATAAATATGAAAGTTGGGTAATTGCTGAAGTCAAGACTAAAAACGATGCTGAAATAATAAAGGCAGCACGGTCTCAAGTTGGCAAACCCTATGATATTGGTGCAATTTTTGGTTTTGTGGCTAGGCGTAATTGGGAAAAAACAAATAAGTGGTTTTGTTCAGAACTTGTTGCGTGGGCTTTCTCACAAGCTAACGAACCATTGTTTAGACTTGGCACGTTTTCAAGAGTTACCCCACAACACATTTGGATGATTAGCAATAAAGAGACATTATGAACGAAATTCAACCACCACAAAAGATGACAATTCGTTATGAGGTGCCTATTACTTGGCTTATTGGCGGTTTTGGTGTTGTTGCTTCATCTTTGTTTTATGCCGGATGGCAGGCCGCCGACCTGAAAATTCAACTAGAAAGCGCGGTTCGTTTGGGCAAGGAAGTGATGCAAAAACAAGACGCCATGACTAAAGATTTGATGGAACTGAAGGTTAAAGACCAGCTTTTTGATGCTAAGATCAGCCAGATTGAGCAACGACTAAACAAAGCAGACAAATGACATACTTAATAGCGTTTTTTGTAATGGCAAACGGCACGATGACCCAGCCCATCACTACGGTTCACGGTTCGCAGCAAACGTGCGAACTGGCAAAAGCTAAATTGCTGAAAGATATGCCCAAAGAATACCGTTTGGTTGCTTCTTGCATAGACAGATGATTGTCACGCTAAAGCGCGGAAACAGTACAGACCAAGGCACGTTTGGCAGGTTATATTTCGGTGGAAACGTACTGCACACGGTCGAATTGCCGTGGCGCGACAATGCACGCCGAGTGAGTTGCATACCGACCGGGACGTATCAGTGCGCTTTGGTGAATAGCCCAAGATTCGGGAAAGTTTATGGGGTTCAGAACGTGCCTGGGCGTAGTCACATAC